TATTTTTGACCTGCTGTTAAACTAGATTGATTCCTATCAATAGCACATGTACTATTAATAAATGCATCTGCACCATCTGCATAAGCGTTATCTGAAAAACCTATAAAGTTTTGTGAGGTGAGGTTAGCGGAAGCAGGAGAAAAAACCAAAGAAGTACCATAGCTACTGTTGGCAAAATCTTCAAAAGAAATGACAAGATTTGTACTGTCAGGATCGTATATTAAAGAAATATTGTCTGCACGACCAGAGTTGAAAGCCACCTCACCTAAAAAACTTATATCTGTACCAGAAACAGTGCCAACATTATATTTACCAATGTTACTATCCCCATCATCTCTGTAACCAATAACGACTTTATTTAAACCCTGATGATACGCTGATCCTGTATAAAGTTCTGTATTTCCAGAATTAAACACAACTGCGGTTCCAAAACTTATTCCTGTTCCAGAGACAGTACCCACTCTGGCTGTGCCATAGTTTGAGTTACCATTGTCCTTGTACGATATTATAACTTTATTAGCATCAGTATCAATTGCTGGAACGCCATTAGAAGCTGCATTTGCCTCCAGAAAAACCACAGCAGTCCCAAAGCTAATTCCTGTTCCTGACACTGTGCCAATAATCGCTGTGCCATAATTAGAATTACCTTGATCCTGATAAACAATTACAACTTTATTACTGCTTGGATCAAAAGCAGCCTTAACATTACCTACCGCAGCCGATTCAAAAGCTACTGCACTACCAAAAGATATTGATGTACTCGATACCGTACCAACTATTGCTGTACCGTAATTAGAATTACCTAAGTCTTTATAGGCAATTACCACTTTGTTTGAGTTGCTATCAAAGGTTGCAGATATGTTATCGGTATTAGCTGCCTCAAATACAACGGCAGTGCCAAAACTTATTGCGGTTCCAGAAACAGTTCCTACAATAGATGTGCCATGAGAGCTATTGCCTTCATCAGCATACGCAATAACTATTTTATTTGAATTGCTATCGAATGTAACCGACACATCTTGAACTTCGGCTGATTCAAACACAACGGCAGAACCGAAACTTATTCCAGTCCCAGAAACAGTTCCTACAATAGCTGTCCCATAATATGAGTTGCCACCATCTGCATATGCGATAACAACTCTATTTGTATTTGTGTCATAAGCAGAGGAAATATATCTTGATGTAGCTGACTCAAAAGCTGTTTTTGATCCAGTAACTGAGGCTGATACACTAACAACACTAACAGTACCGTCACTATTAACAATCACAGGCTTACCATTAGCTATTGCACCAGAGGCCACAGCCTTGACTTTAGAGTCTTTTAGTACATTACCAATGTATTCCATTAAAAAACCTACGCATCATTTATTAATTCATAAGATATAAACATATCTAAGTCACCGGATGCACTAGCACCACCTTTTAGTATGTCTCCTTCTTGTAAATATATAGGAGATTCTAAAAGGTTCAACGTACTATCAGCAGGAACAGTGATTGTTTTAGCTAAATAAAAATTACCTGATATATCAATGTTAGTTGTAAAAGCGCCAACTAAATTAGCATCTTCTGTATCAACTTGGTTTTTTGTAACAAACAAATCAAAAGTAGCTGCACTTGTTCCATCTACATTTGCAATCATTATAGTGTTTACTTTTATAACTCTGTCATCGCCAACAGTAAACAATGTTGTTGTTGCTGTAGCTGATAAATTAAATCCAATAGACTGACCATGTATACTGGTTACACTTACTATATTTGGTTGTGGCATTTTCTGTTCTCCTTTCTATCCAAACACAATAGCCATTGCGATTGCTTTACCTGTTGATGCTGCATTAGCTTCCATGTATGTTCTCACTGTTTGTACACTTGTCATTCTCATTGTGCCAGCATCATTGATTAGTATGCCATCTCCATCAGCAAGTGCTGTAGTTCCTCTAGATGTACCACCATCTATTAAGTTTATTTCTGCAGCCGTAGTTGTGATTGCAGTTGAATCTATTGCCAGTTTGTCTGCAACAACATTAAACGTGCCATTGTCTTCTACTCTGGCAACCTCTGTACCGTCCCTCTGTTGAAGTATTATATCTTTAGCATCAACAACAGGTCTAATGATTACGTCACTAGATGAGTTGGTAATTCTAAGTATTTCAGTTCCATTGTCTTGAAACTTAAAGTCGCCGCCATCAGCATCTAGAATTATATCACCTGCTACATCTACTGTCAAGTCACCTGATGATAAATCTATCTCAGTTCCATCAATAGTAATGTTATCTACAACAACTCCTGCATTAGCTGTAACTACGCCACCAACAGCTAATGTACCACTAACATCTGCGTTAGCATTTACATCTACAAGAGTAGCATTTAGTTCTATCTCATCTGTGGCATTAATATCTAGTGTTGTAGCGTTAGGTGCTCCTATATTCTGTGAGGCATCGTTAAACTGTATTACGCTCGTACTATTAAGCAATATGCCAGTGTCTGCAACGTGAGTGATTGTTACATCCTGATCGTTACCTAGTTGTATTGTACCGCCATCAGCTAAGAACAAATCAGAAAACTCTGCACTTGCACTACCTAGTGCTGCACCGTCTGCACTTGCCGGTACGATAGATGTGCCCACAGTGGGTGTATTAAGAACAGGACTTGTGAGTGTTTTATTTGTTAGTGTGTCTGTGGTAGTTTTACCTACTAGCGTATCTGTGGTAGCTGGAAGAGTTAAAGTTATGTCGCCACTAAAAGCAGAGTGTGCAGGTGCTTGAAGTTGTGCATAGTGTGCGTTAGAAGACTCACAGTAAAATCTTACATATGACTGCGACCCTGCGTTTTTAAGATCAATGACACCTGACTCTATGCCTACGTTACCATCAATTACTACTTGACCTGTACCTTTAGGCGTAAGTTTTAAATCAATATTTGTATCACCGCCTGTTGCAGATAACTCAGGTGCATTGCCTGTAGCTGCGTTAGTTACATCAAACTGATTGACTGCAGAGCTTGTAGTCTGGAAGATTATCTGTTCATTGCCGTTTGCATCCCCTATGAAGTTTCCATCATTAAGATTTATGTTACCAGCGCCATTAATATTGTTTGAGTTTAAATCTAAGTTACCACCTAATTGTGGTGTACTGTCCTCTACTACATTAGCTATGGCAGCACCAGACACAGCAAGACCAGAAACTATGGTACTACGTGTAATTTTTTTAAGTGCACCATCAGTTGTGTCAACAGCTAAAAATACATCATCGTTAGCCACTGTGCTTATCTCTGATAAATCACCCACAGCTTTTTCTTCGTAACTACTCCCATCAGCGATAAGTAGTTTGTGTGCTGTATTATCAGGCATTATTAGTTTTGCACCCACAGACACATCGCCATTAAATGTAGCTTTACCTGCTAGTGCCATATCAATGTCTAAAGCAGTTATTGCACTAGAACTATCTGTTCCTTTAATCTTAAAGTTTTTATCTGCTGTGCTCACTGTAAGTTCTACGTCAGTAGAGTTATTAGCGATGTCAAGTATGGACGTACCGTCATCTTTAATTGTTACGTTTGCACCACCTGCATCTAATATAATATCACCAGAGGAGTCTAGTGTAATGTCTGTGCCATCATTAGTAATAGTATCTAGTGCAATACTACCTACGTTAGTAATGTTAGCATCACCAAAGTCTAATGCGCCTGCAACAGTAAGTGTGCCTGATACATCTAAGTTACCGTTTACATCTATCAGTGTTGCGTTAAGTTCAATCTCATCTGTAGCGTTGATGTCTAGCGTGGTTGCATTAGGAGCACCAATGTTTTGACTTGCATCGTTAAACTGTATTACACTTGTGCTGTTTAACAGTAGTCCCGTATCAGCTACGTGTGTAAGTGTAACATCGTTGTCAGCACCAAAGCCTAGTACAGCAGCATCACTATCTAATTTAAGATCATTGCTAACTGTAACTGCAGTAGATGCGTTAATGTCTACAGTGGGTGCAGTAATCTCTATCTCTGTATCTGCATCAATGTCAAGCTGCCCGTCTGTGCTAGAGTTGATAAAGATAGCTGTATCACGAAACTGTACTTTTTCTGTGGACGCTACAAGTATATCATCAGAAAACTCAAAGTAATCCTCATCCTCCATCCACTTTAGTGTACCGTCATTTGTCTCACCATCAAATGTAATAACAATATCTGTATCTGTAGTTCCTGCACCAAAGGTTAAGGCGTGTCCTGCCAGAGTGCTAAGAGGGCCACCTTCACCTGTTGTGCCATCGTGTGTGTGTCCACTGCCAGCAGCGAAGGCAGCAAGCAGTTGGTCAAACTCATCGTTTGTATCGGATGCTTGAATTATGTCGCCATCTGTGTATGTAGACTGTCTTGTGTATGTAGCTCCCATTATCGTCTAGCTCCTACTTGATATTCTAATTGAAATCCTTTTAGAGAGTACGGTGCAGATACACCATCATCATCTACCTTTAGTGCAACAGTAAAGCCTGAACCTTCTACTGGTTGTCTAACTAAGGGGTTTGTAGCACCACCGTAAACAAACTGTGTCGTAGAGGACGATGTGCTGTATGTAGCAGAACCATACTGTGCGCCTACGTTTGCTGTTGTCAAGGGGTAAGGCGCAGGTCTTGCTGATCCTGTGCTCTCATTGTCGTAACGTAATATTAAGTTGGCACTGATAGCAGCTTCTGGTTCGTAGTTAAGTATAACTCTGTGCATTTGTTTTCTTATACCTGCATCACCAAAGCTCAAGTCTGGACCCCTGTATCTGCCTAGTATAGTTGTGCCATCAAAGGTGTTACCCTTTTCTTGCCTATGTACGTAACCATCAAAAGATCCTTGTAGTATTACTA